GTTTCCCTTTGAAGGTTGTTATATGCCTATAACCCCCCTATATTCCCCTTTTTGTTTAGGCTTTATATTCCCATTCTCATCAAACATTATATCTTTTCTACAGCTCATATTAGCATGATGTATGTTTTCGTGACATTCTTTACATACACCGATTAGATTATCCTCATTAATTGTTATGTTATCATCTGTTATGTTTGTATTATTTAATTCTATTTTATGATGTACTATTCCTATTCGTCTATTTTCTTTTGGTATATAATCACTTAATCCATCTACATATACAGGCTTGTTACATATAGCACATAATAGATGTTGTTTTATCCATACATTCTTTCTTACTTGCTTCCATGCTTTTGATTGATAAAAGTCTTTTCTTACTCCATAACTCATTATCTTTTTTCTACATTCTTTTTAGGTTTTACTGCTTTCTCTTTTGGCTTTTCCTCTTGTACATATTCTACTACTTCAACCAAATGATGTGGATTAGCAAGCAATTCATCAGCACGTTTCTTATCTACTACCCATTCATAACCTAATGGAATGTCTTTATTTAATTCTACATCAGTATAACTATATGTACATTTAACTTTGACTTTCATTTTTTCCTCCTTATAAGTTGACTTGGTTTTGTTTAATATATTATTGTATCCATCTTCAACTTTATTAAATTTAAACTTCAATGGCGTTTTCATTCTTTCTACTATATCATTTGCATTTGAATTATCACTCTTATAGAATAATGCATTTTCATTATCTTTTATTCCAATTTCTTTAAAATATGGTAGATCACATACAACTATTGGTATGCCTCTATATAATGCTTCTTTTAAACTGTAGCTATCTCCTTCACATATTGAAAGTTGTACATACCAATCTGCTTTTTGCATTAATGATCCTACATCTAATCTATTATTAACATAAACTACATTTTTATTTTTCCATATTGGATTTTCAGAATATTCATTTGTAGTCAATATGTACCATATATAATTCACACCTAACCTATCCAATGTTTTTGCAAGATAGTCCATTCTTCCACCATCTTTTATTTCACTTAATCTTGTTGCCGATAACAATGTAAGTATTGGCTCATCTTTTTCTAATTCATATGGATTTCTACATAATATTGTTCTATGTATTCCTGTTATGTTTTCAAATGCTTTCATGCTGTAATCAGTTATTCCTATGTAGGTTATATCTGGTCTATCTTTAGGCAGTCCTGCTTTTTCTATTGGATTGCTATAATCAGTATGTAATACTGTATATTTTTTTGCATCATCATTTACATAATCAAATATTGATGTATCCCAATTAGTTATTATTACTTTACAATTTATTTTTTCGCCTTTATGTATGTATACTCTACAATATTTTATTAATCTTTTTAATTGCTCGTATGCTATATTCTTGGTTATTACTGCAATATCTAAATCTTTATATTTCTTTACCATTTCATATACATATGTTTCTACACCACCTATTGCATGAATATCTTTAACATAAAGTATATTTGCATGATTAATCATTTCTTATCTCCCGTATGAGCTATCCAATTTAATGCAAGGATTGTTAAGCATATAATTATTATATTAATTGTGCTTGTATCCATTGTTTCCTCCTATCCAAAATATCTGTCGATGTCCTCTTGCGTTGCTTGTTTTTCATCACTTTCTACGCTTGATAATAATATGTTAATTAATGAATTAAAACTCATTTCTTTCATATCATCTAATGTTATATTTAATCTTTTTGCTAGGGCAACTACTTCATACTCATCAAACTCTCTGCTATTAGAATTACTTGTTGTCGTTTTGTAGTTGCCTTGATATGGGATTTATTGCTAGTGTAATTACTTCTTGAATCCATTCATTGTTATCGTATATGCTATCAATACTTTTATAAAATTCCTCTTTTGTCTTTACTTGATCTTGATTTGCTTCTTGGATCATAACGTAGCTAATATCTAAAAGTGGTTCTGTTATATCATCAATTAATGACATATCATCGCCTATTTTGTCAGCTATTCCAATTATGTTTTGAATATCTTTTAATAATGACCTTCCTGTTAAATTCTTATATGCAAATTGTGTATATGCTGATGATTTCATTTCATATTCTTTTCCATCAATGTTGATTATTTTTTTCATACTTTTCCTTTCTAACAAAAAAAGAGCTTTAAGCTCTTATGGGGGATATCAATGAGTTGCCATTGATTACGTATCTTAATGATACTACACTAAATAATATACTATGTAGGATAATTAACAAAAATAACTCGGTTGTGTTCGTTTATTTTTGGTATATTATTTAGTGTACTAGCATTAAGCTAGTACGGTGAAACAATTGCGTGTGAATTTCATTAAACTCACATTATCATATTAACACGAAAGTTTTCGCATTTTTTCGCATCTTTCACATTTATACTCATTTTTTCGAGCTTTCTATATATTTGCGATTGACTATAATTAGTTAAGTAAGATATTTTTACAATAGATAATCTTTCTATACAATAATAAACATAGATTCTATCATAAATATTTTTGCTTTGCCTTAATTCATCCCTTTTTCTACGCAATATTTGATATCTGTCATCTAGTGTTTGATTTAACTGATTAATTTTTTCATTCATATATTCTTTTTGTATTACATATTGTTCCATTGTATTAATTGGATTTTTACCATCTACTATTTCTTTATCAAACTTGCTTGATTTTGGCTGCGTAATATTAAATAATTCATCACGTTTATTTATTAAGTCAAATAATTCTTTTTCTATTTTTCTTATCCTACTCCATATTGCTTCGTATTCTTCATAGATCATTTCCCCTCCTATTTTTCACGTAAGTAAGCTATTACTATTCCAATTATTAATCCAAAAAATATTCCCATTAAAAATTCTATCATTTTTTTATCACTCTACCTTTTCAAATTTTGCCTTTAAATAATATTTTTATTCTTTCTTTAAAATTATATGTTGGATTAATAATTGCTTTTGGTATATCTAATTTAATTTCTTGAATTGGTATTTGTTCTAATGTTATTCTTTCACTACTTCCTTTAATAATATTGTAATTATCATCTTGATATGGTGGTATTAATTCTTTACTAATTTTAAAAGCAATTTTTTTATCAAATATATCTCCTATATCTTCAAATAAACTTTCAATAAGTTTACCTATACTTCTATTTTCTAAAAATTTTCTTTCTTCTTCATCATGATATACATATTCTTTAATCTTTAACATTTGTATCACCTAACATATCTAAACCACTATTAATTATTAAATCTTTTGTTCTTTTAACTAGCATTTTTGCTGAATACTCATTTCTTGAACTATATTTTAAATTATCATTTATTCTATTACATAACCAATAAGCGATTTCTTCTAATGTTTCCAAATTGTTCATACTTTCATTATCGTGATTAGTTTCACACCATACACTTGTACTTCCAACTAATCTATCTAATATTTCACTTATATTCATTTATTCATCACTCTCCTATAAATCTATTTCTCCATATACATTCAGTTTTATAGCCTGTTAAAATAACATAACAACTAGGAAATGGAGCTGAATTACTTTCATTAAAATGTAATCTTCCTGTTACAAAAATAATATAACATCCATAATCTACTAATTCTCTAAAATATTTTGTATCTGTCCTAGCAGGTATTAATAAAATAATTTCTTTTCCTTTTTTATGTTGTTCTATTGACTTTTTAACAAATTCTTTAATTTTACTATATGGAGGATTTACAAAGTTTTTTTCTTTCCAATCAATTTTTAAACCATCAAAATTACTATTTAATGGACAAGGATCAAAATAATCAATATAGCTATTATATATAACTTTAGGAGTTGCCCAATTATCACTTTTTTTACTGAATAATACTTTATCCATTATTCATCACTCCTACCCAACAAAATATCTAACAAATATTTTTTTTCTAATTTTATTGCTTTAATTCCAGGTTGCCATAATTCTAATTCTTCAACTGCTTTTTCTATTCTTTCTTCTAAAATATTATTTTTATGTAACATATCTGCACCATATCTTTGATAATAAATAAGGTCTTGATTTAATCTTTCATTTTCTTGTTGTAAATTAGTTATGTAATCTTTTAATATATTTCTTTCATATTCATTTATTTCCATTTTTTCCCATTGACTATTAAAATCAAAATTCATAAATTCATCTAATATATTTTTTATTTCATCATTCATTATTACTCACCTTTGCTTTTAAGATAATCTATTATTTCGTTATATTTATCTGCAATTTCTTTATATATTTCATTTACTGATGCAACTAATCCTCTTAAAGTATCATCATCACAATTTAATTCTCTATCCATTTTTTCAGGTATTTTCTTTTCTTCTTCTAGGATTTCTACTTCATCATTTAAAAACATTGGTATTTCTACATTATTACATAATGATTCATTTTTTTCATCTAAATAGCAATTACAATTATTGTTTATATAGACTTTCCCATAAACTTTTATTTTTTTTGGTGCTTTACCATCTTTTATCATTCCTAATAATTCGTAAATCGTTATTTTCATATTCTATTCTCCTTTATTTCTTTATAAATACCCAAAAATATGTGTGTATTTTCCTTAAATGTCTCTGTTTTGTGTTGCCATTGTATACTTTGTTGGGCAAAACTAATATTGCGATATCTTTGGCATAAAAGCCTAACGTTGCAGCTAATTCATATACTAAACAATGCGTCATTATTGTCTTGCTATCTGTATAATCTTGACATTTGAATATTAATACGCCCTTTTTCTTTAATACCCGATACGCTTCTTTTATTATTTCGTGATAACATTCTATTAATTCGTCTTGGCTTTTGAAAAATGTATGTGTTCTGCTGCTGTAATATTCAAATTGGCTTTTTCTATTACATATTAAGAATGGGGGATCTAGTATAATGCTATTTAGGCTTTCACTTGGCAATGGCAAATTCCTTGCATCTCCGTACTCGCATTCTGGAACTTGGGGATTAATGTCAAACTTATATTTGGGCTTATTTATTTCTTTGTAGAAATTCCCTTTAAAGTACATTGGATCGCATTCTATATCCTCCCCATTGTTATGTATCTCTAGTAATGCTTTAATTAATTCCTGTTCGTTATTAAATACGCTTTTATAATGTTTCATTGCTAACTTATTTCACCTCTATTAATTCCCTAAATATTGCCATTAATACATTGACTACAATGCTATCTCCTGCTAAATGATATAAAGAACTATCACTTAGGTTTTTATTTACTTTATCAAAATCTTCATCTTTAACACCCATTAATCTAAAACATTCTTTTGGTGTTAATTTTCTTATTCTTAATTCATTTACTATTTTTGGTATATTTCCACTGCCTTCACTTGCTTTTAATGTTCTAGCACTGCCATTTTCATCATATACTTGTTGTTCAAATTGCCAACTTTTACCACTTTTGTTTTTTAATGGATTAATTACTACACCATTATTTTCACCACCCATTGTTGTCAATGTTTGTATTTTATCTTTTTGTACTGTACCTCTATGATGTTCCATTCTACTTGATATATTTACACCATCACCATCAGTTGCTTCTAGATATCCTTTTGCAGTTGCATTTTTAATTGCTATATATGTGTTATTACTTGCATCTACTCTTGTACTAATCGTTTTTGATAAACCTGTACTATCAATTTTTCTATTATATGCATCTATATAATTTATTCCATCAGCTATTTTATTTATCTCTAATGTTTCTTTTAATGTCTTGTGTATATTTTTTAGATTATAATTTTCTTCAACATCATTACTAATATAATTACTAGCATCACATCTTCTACTACCCTCATTAGTATTTAATGTACTTGCATATGTTTTATTTATTAAAGCTTCACTATTATTTCCTGTCCATTTTTCATTATCAGCACTTATGTATTTAATCATACTATCACTTAAATAATACTTTTCATCTACACTATCTTCTAACATATCTTTTAACTTTAATTTTAATGGTATTGGTTTAGGGAATGTATAGTTATAGTCTCCTAAAATGCTAACCATAAAACACCTATTTCTTGTTTGTGGTATTCCGTAGTCTGTTGCAATTAAATCTTGAAAATAGTTTTTATAACCTAGTTCTTCTAATCTATCTTTCCATTTGTTAAAATCTTGTAAGTTATCTTCACTATGAACTTGTGGCACATTTTCCATTAAAAGTATTTGTGGCATATTACCTAATTCGTTGCATTCACTTAAGATTCTTTCAACTTCCCATAACATACCACTTCTAGTAGATGTATCACTCATTCCTTTTCCTTTACCTGCTAAAGATAAATCTTGACAAGGGAATGAATAAGTCATTATATATTCGTATTTATCTGTATCTACTATTTCTAAATCCTCACCATGTACTTGTTGTATGTTTACTAAATTGTGTGTTCTTTGTATATTATCGTATATATTTCTTAATTGTTCTTCATTTAATCTAGCAATTTGCTCTTTTGTCATTGGCTCATTATAATTATTTGATATACCAATTTTGTATAACTCATTAATTAATTCTTCTTTTTTAAAAAATAATGAAAATTCCACATCTATATAATCGTTATAACAATGAATATCATTATATGCTTGAATACTTTTAATAGCCCACTCGCAAATTTTCCAATGTTCGAATTTAACACCTAAATATTTTAATGCTAATGCTTGGCTTCCATAACCAGCAAATAGCTCTATTAGTCTTATTGGTTTTGTTATTTTCTTTTTAGGATATAACATATCAAATATTGTTGTTTGGTTGTCTATCATTCTCTTTAATCCTTTTTTCTACTTCCTTTTGTTGTAATTCATATGCTTTTATTTCCTCTACACTTGGAGCTCGTCTATGCCTTTTTAAATATTCAATTGTTGCATCTTTTGATAATATCTCCTCATTGTGTCTTTCTTGCATTTCTTTTATGATTCTTTCTAAATTATTTATTCGCTTTTGTTTTGCTCCCAATGTTGCTGCATTTACACGTCTTTCATGTTCTTTTTTTTGAAGTTGTTCCTGCATATTCCATATGCATTCTTGTAATGACTTATTATTTTTTTTGATTTCGCCATACTTTTTGCTTAATTCATCAATTCTATTTTCTCTTAATTGTAATAAATTTATTCTTTCATTTTCTAAATACTTATAACTTTCTATTTCTTTTTTTAACTTTTCAATTTTCTTTCTTTGCTCCATTATTTTGTGATCGCTAATGCTATCATTTTCTTTATTCTCTTTGTAGCTTCTAACATATTTCAACCAATTACTAACCCCCAAATATAAATTAATAATTTGTCTTTTCATATTTTCTCCTAATCATTCATATTTATTCCGTATTCTCTATTAATTTGACTTTCTATTAACCTCATTTCGAGCTTTATTGCATTTATCGCATCTTGATTTGCTTCATACACTGTCTTTGCTACATCCCTTTTAAATCGTGCTTCTGCAACGCTAGGTATCCCGTAGCAAATTTTATCTATCATACCTATTGCCATGCCTTCATCTCTTAATTTTAAACATTCTTGTCTTAACAATATTTTGTATTCTTTTTCAGCTTGAGCATACGTTGTGCCATTGTTTCGTAAATCTTTGACACTTACATCCAACAAGTTTATTTTTTGTTGTAATTCTATATACAAATCCATAATTTACCTTTAAAATGGCATTTCAAAAGTTGTTCCATTATCATTTTGAATTGTATCCATTTGTATTTGTTTTTCCACTTTTTCTATCTTGTCTACAAAATTTATTTTTTCTACAACAATATCGGTTGTATAAACTTTTTCCTTTTTGGCATTTTCATATGATCCTGTTTGTATATGCCCTTCAATTAATATCCTGCTATCTTTATGAAAGTATTTTTGAATTGTTTCTGCTAATGTTGAATATGCTATGCAGTTCAAAAAATCACTTTCATATTTTCCTTCTTTATTTTTTGCTTCCCTTCTTACTGCTAATGGAAATCGTGCGATTGCTAAATTGCTTTGTGTATAACGCATTTCTATTTCTTTTACAATTTTTCCTAGTAAAACTACTTTATTCATACTTTTTTTAATTCCTTTCTAATTTTTTCTTTAAATTCACATAATTTTGTTGGATATACTAATTTGCCACAATGAGTACATATTCGAGGATTATTTGTTAAGAATGTTACTGCATGACCACATTTGCATTTATTTCTTACCAAATCAACTTTTTCGCCTGTATAACAATCATAAACTATACACGCTCCTCGTTTCATAGCCCCAGCACTTGCCTTTCTCTTTCCTGTTCATCATCTTTTTCTTTTGGCTTTTGAAGTTCATCTATTTTTTCATTAAGATAATCTATTTCAGAAAGTAAGTCATCAATAATTGTTATCAAGTTTTCATCGTCAATGTAGCCATCAAATGTATCTTTGTCAAACCATTTTATTTCGTAATCTGTTGTAGTTATTTTTTCAGCTTTATCAATTATCCAATACTCATCCTCACTTATTCTCATAATTTCTCCTTTAATTTTTCTATTGCTTCTTTTAATTGTTCGGTTGTTAATTCAGTATTGGAGCTTACTTTGTAATGAGATAGCAATTTTTCATAGTCAGTATTTGTTATTTCTACTAATCCATTCATGTCATTAAGAAGTTCTAATCTTTCTTGTTGTTCTTTTTCAGTAGGCATCTTTTCACCTGTTAATAATTCAATGCATTTTTTTATGTATTCATTATCAGCACTTAACAAATAATTTTTGTACCAACTATCTTGGATCACTTCACTTAATAATTTGCCTTTGTATTTTCCAAATTCTAAAACATATTTTTCAGCATCCTCTTTTGTTGGTTCTTGATTATTAACGGCATTAATTACTTCTTCTGCACTCGCTATTGATTTATCTATTCCAATACCACACATAGCTAATGCTCTACCTACTGCTGATGTTTCGCAATTTTCTATGTAACTCGTCTTGTTTATAAATGTGCTATTTTCTTTTTCGTATGCTGTGCCTGTACCAAGTAAAAATCTATTATCATCTAATCCATCTGTATATACACTTGCCTTAAATACACATACACCATTTTCATTTGATAGCATATCTGTTTTTATTGTTCCTTCAGGATATAACATACGAAATGCTTTGATTCTTTGATTAACTTCAGCATAATATCCAATCTCTTTACCTGTCTTTTCGTTTTTAAGTAATGTTGCTTCTATACTTTCATTTGCTTTTTGTAAATCCTCGTATGTCATAAATCCTCCCTAATTTCTACTTTGTGTCCTTTTAGATAGACACCATCATTAATTATTTCTTGAATTAATTTCATTGATGTCATTCCCATTTCATCTATATAACATCCTTTTATTCCATCTGGTGTAATTGTATCTTTATCCCATTTCATATGCAAAAATACATTATCACCTAAATCCATAATTAATGGTTTTCTTTTTTTAATAACCTCTAATAAGTTCTTGTAATTCTCGTTCTTCATCTTCAGTTCTCTCTCTTTCTTTTGGTTCGTTATTAAACCAATCTGGCAATTTTTCGCCACCCCTATCTGATTTCTTTTCCCACGTTCTTACACAAGCCTTCCAATCTTTCATCTTATTGCTACCAACCATCCATCCTTTAGATTCATAAAAATCGTAAAATCTTTCAAAATCAACATTATTACATCGTTCTTTACAATATTCTTGTATTTGTTCCAAGGAAGGTTTTGTAAAAACTTTCTTTGGTATATCTTTAGATATACTTTCTTTTATTCTTCCTTTATTATTATTTCTTCTATTGTTGTTAGTTGCTTGTTGGTTGCTTGTTAATTGATTGTTAATTTGCTTGTTAGTTTCTTGATACTTTTCATAATTATTTATTGTTATTATTGAATATTTATTAGTTTTCTTGCTTGTTAAGTTGCTTGTTGATTTTAAGTGATTAATTGAAGTTCTTACATTTTGCACTGATATACCTATCTCTTTTGCTAACTTTTGATAACTTGTAACAAAACTGCCTCTAGGTATCTTTTCGCCTTCAAAATAACCATCTTTCCAATTAGCACTTAATAAGCAATGAATGAATACTAACCTGTCATTAACATTGGAATACCATTCCCATTCAACAAACTTTCTAAATAGTCTTATATATCCATCATTCATATTTCTCCTTTGTTGTAAACCCCTTATTTGTTTTCCCATAATGCACTATATATCATTGCTTGTCCTATTGTTAAATATATCCAACTTGCTATACATAAAATCAAATGAATGCTGCTCTCTTTTGCCAACTCTCCCAATACTCCTGTTTGTCTCCATATAAAGAAACTTATGTGTATAACTATTAATGTAATAACAACCTTAACCCACCTTTTTAATCTTTTTCGCATTGTTTCTCCTTTCTGTGGGATAGCAAAAAACCGAAGTATTTTATAACTTCGGTTAATTTCATTTTAATATATATTATGTTAAGTTCTATAACATAGACATTTACCGAAGTTAAATTGTTTTCCAACTACCCTACAAAACGAATATACCATTTAACCCCGTTTTATGTCAATATCAAATTAATTAAATTTGACATTTTTTCTTTTACTTTACATTTCGCTTAAATATTGTTCATTTTTATTCAAGCATTTACGTAAAAAAGCATTAATTCTTTTTGCTAATATTTTTCTAATTGTTATTTTTGAATTACGTTGTCTTTCATGTATTTTTCTCATATAAGCTTCACGTGTATAATAATTGCCTTCATATTCATAATGAATATTTAATACTTTCCATCCCATTGATGTTTCTTTGCCTATTTCTAGTTCATACAACGTCCTTCTTTTTCTTAATAAAATGCTTCCATCACTTTTTTGGTATGTTATTAAATAATTCATTTGTTTCACCTCCCCCTTTTTAAATGCCAATATTATACACAATTATTTTATATTGTCAACTTTATTTAACTAACCATACATATTCTACTTCTCTATTTCTTGGATCAAATGTATCATACAATACTTTTTGCTTTGAACACGTCAAATGCCCTGGTGTGCTTATTATTAGTGTTGCATCAGGAAACATTGCTGATACCTCCCCTATTGTGCCATAAATGCCGTATAAACGATGAAATGTTTTATCAAGGTATTTTATCACAAACTCCCTTTTATCAAGCAATGTGCCCTCATATTGTGCCAAATCGCTTAAATAATCATAAACGTAATCCCATGATTTACCTGTTGCACAACTTATTGCTCTTATAACACAATCATCCTCGAATTTGTTTACTGCATTGGCATTATAAAATTGGTACATTCTACATCATGCTTCTTTGTAAAGTTTCACGTAATTGCTGCTTTTGTTGTTCATTATCTGCTTCCTCATATAATACACGAATAAAATCCTCTAATGACTTTATCATGTAATGATATGATCTATCTGTTTCTTGCCCTGCACCATAACGATTTCGGCTTTCCATATAACGTCCATATTCGCCTGACATTCTATCTAGGTATTCATCACCACGATACCTTATATCACGTCCTTGCACGCCATAATTTCCACGTCCGTATTCCATGCCTCTTCCGTATGTATCGTATCCTGGTGTCCTACCCATATAATTTCCGTACATATTTTTATCCTCCTTTGCCATATGATTTATTTTACTTAATTTATATAAGTATTCTATATTGTTTGGTGATATATCACCTTCTAATATTTGATTTATTGAGCCTGTTGTCTTTTCAATTAGTTTTTCTTCCATAATTACCTCCTTCCTTTAAAAGATTAATTATTTCATCGTTTTGCTTTATTATTTTTTTTAGATAATGTTCATCTTGGTTGCACAATTCTTGCATTAAATCTGCATTATTAAAGTCTTTTATTAGCAAAATAACACTATACAATTGCAAAATTAATGACTTAATATCTAAATTGTTATTCATTAGCTGTCTCTTTTAATATTAAATGTAGCATTTGTAATAATAGGTATTTCGGTTGTAATTGGCGTTGTTGGTGTAGTTGGTGTTATTACACTTGGCACACTAGCTACTGTTATATTTGATGTGCCTCTTGGACATACTCTTAATTTTTTGTTAAATGAAATTGTTTCATAGTCATCTGCTGCTGCAAGTGTAACTGCTCTTACTGTATCTGGTATTAATACACCATCTTCATATAATCCTATTGCCACTACTCCAGCTGTTGCACTACTTACTGAAGCACTAAAATTAATATCATAATATCCTGTATAACCATTTCCAAATATTTTAAATATTGGATTGCCATCTTGATAATCTAACCATCCACCATTGCAACAATATGCACACCTCGTTCTTACATCTGTTGCATCAAATACTATAGGGCTTGAATTACTTGACAATACTAATGGTTCGTTTATTAATGTTTGTATCATTTCTTTCTCCTTTCTAAAAAAATAAGGATAGAACTTGTCTATCCTATAAAATTGCAAGTTCTCGTATTCGAGCTAGTAGTTTTCTACTTCATGCTTAAATTAAGCCTGTTGAAAAGTTTCCACATCCACATCCGTTATTGTTTGGACAAGTGAATATTGGCGTACGTCCATATACAGGCGTACTTGGCACAGGGCAATTGCTTAATCTGTTGTACAATGCGTCTACTTCATCAGCAAATCCTTTTGAAATGAATGCATTTTGTGCTGTTTGGCTTGCTTGACCTCTTGCATATAAAAGCTCTTGTCTTAATTGTGAAATAGTATCATTCTTTTCATCGATCTTATCATTGCAAATTTGATCCTTAATTGATTGAATACCACCTGTTATTGCATTTAATAATGTTTGTGTGTTTTGTGTATCGCTTGTTCTAGTTGCACACGCTTCTCTTGCAATATCAGAACCTAAATTTGCAATACCTAGTCTATTATCTGCACTTGCTGTTGATAATTGTTGACTTAAAGCAAAATTTTGATTCATGTCAGCCATTTGACGATTACTTGCTGCTATTTCAGCATTAAAAAATCCATTATTAATAGTTTGGCTCATGTCAGCACAACAATTGCATAATTGATTAGATAATCCATAAATTCCATCTCTTACGCCTTCAAGTTGGTTGCTTAAATGCAATGTATCAAATCCATTGTTGGTATTTTGCATGATTTCTTTTTGTCCATTAGACAACCATGCATATCCGTTATCAAAACTATTTCCATTAAAGAAACCACCATTGCCATTTCCCCAATTTCCACTAAATGCTAAAAGTAGCAATAAGATTATCCAGCCATCGCCACCTAAAAAGCCATTATTGCCATATCCTCCACCAAATCCCCCCATTGCTGGATAAATTGGATAAGGATAAAAACCATTGCCATTGTTGGTTGCTAATTCCACTGTTGGTTGAATACCATTATTCATAAGATCCTCCTTTCTATAATTTTTATATCAATGCTATTTTGCATTAATACCATATTTGCTTAATTGTTCATCAGTTATTCCAAAACCCTTGGCAAATTGCCTAAATTGTTTTAATTGTTCGGGCTTATAATTGCCTATCATATTATTTATAATTTCTTTTGGATCATTTTGATTTTTTTGAAAATTTTGAAACATTTGAAACATTTGAGGATTCTTTGCTTTCATTTGTGTCTGTAATTGGTTCATTAATAGTTGCATCGGATTCATTTTTCATCATTCCTTTCTTTAACTCTTCAATTTGTGCTATTAAAAAATCTATTTTTATGTCTTTATCATCTTTTTGTAGTATTTCATTTAATTCATAAGTTTTAATTTCATTTTTGTTATTTTTTATCCATACTACCGACATATCTTTACTAAAGAATGGTGTATCCATATATACTATTTCCTTATTTACCTCATCATAAGAATTTGCATATCGCATACTACTTTGATGCGTTGGTGCTAATTGAAACGTTTGATTAATGCTTGGTTGCTGATTATTTTTCATTTGATCTTTCATTTGTTGTAATTGTGCGATTTGTCCGTCTATTCTTTCAGCTAAACTTTGTTGATTAAAATATGCATTATTATACATATTGCCTCCTAAATAAAAAAAGGGAGAATTTAATTGGCGTTTTAAACACAATTTTTCTCTCCTTTCAAGTATAGATTAATATATATAATAAGTTTGAAAATGCAAAAAAAGAGCAAAAAAAAGATTAGTTTATTAAACTAATCATCTTTGATATTTCCATTTGTAAATAATTATTATAAAGTTGTTTGATTTTCTTGATCTCATATTTTAAGGTTCTTTCACTTACACCTATTTCTAGGCTCATTTTTACTATTGTGTCTTTATTAATCATCATATTTAATATTCGCTTCTGTTCATCTGTTAATTTAACCTTATTTACAAAATCATCATATAATGCTTTTATTCGCAGCTTTTCAATCATTTCCCCACCTCGTGTAGTTATAATACACAAATTGTGTAAAATACACGTGCAAAGAAAGGGCAAATAATTGCAATTTATCGCAAATTATCGCAATTTTGTTTTCTTATAAAAACTTACGTATTCGCAAGTATATATCTTTTTTTCGATAGCTTATTGTTCTTTTTGAATATCCTGTCTTATACATAATCTCTTTTAATGGTTCACCATTTAAGCATAGATCAAGTATTGTTTTTTCTTTTTTACTTTCTTTTAATATACCTTGCCTCATTATGTATTCATATGTTTCTTTTGGCATATCGTAATAATAATGTTCTTTCATACTTACCCCCATCAAGTTGCGTATTATAGCATATAATAAAAAAAAGTCAAAAAAAAAAGAGCATATTTCTATGCTCATGTAAAGATTTTTTTGCCTAGAAAGGCAAATTTATTATACCAAATAAATTATTTTTTTGCAACAAAAAAAGGAGCACTATTTTGTGCTCCCTACTTTTTCCTTTAAAACCTTAACTTCCCCTTCAACTTTATACATCCTATCTATTAGGTTGTTATGTGCGTGTACTTTTTCATCTAATTCGTTAATTCTATACAAAACTAGATCATTGTTTTTCTTATTGGCTGATATGGTTGCTATAATTGATGGAATTGCTACACATAAACCACTAATAACGGCGACTATTATTTGTTCCATCTTCTACCTCTTTTCTATTCATCTTTTTTTCATGTTCATTAGCTAGTTTTATTAAAAATGGTTGCCACTTCTTTTTATTGGAATGCACCATTTGATGACATTTTAAACATAGCCTTATTATATTTCCAAAATATGTATGCCTTCCACAACTGCCATATCTAATGTGATGAATTTGTAAATAGTTTGTGCTGCCACATAGCATACAATATGGTTCTTCATCTGCTATTGTTTTATAAATTTCTTTTTCTATCATTCGGTTAATGCCTTATATGTTGCTTTTCCTACAATACCATCGATACCCAAATGTTTATTTTTTTGAAATGATTTAACTGCCTTTAACGTATCATTTCCAAAATGACCATCTATTTCATATTTTCCAACGGAATATCCCAATTCTAATAGTCTTGTTTGAAGCCACTTAACCATTATTTCAGCTTTTATTCCTTTTTTCAAATTGTGTTTACTGCAAGCAGCCGTTGTTAATGATCCGAAATGTCCATCTACAGCTAATCCACAATTCCATTGCTCATTTAATTTTCTTTGCAATATTGCTACTTGATTTGTTGGCATTGGCTCATCCGTATAATCAATGTATTTTAATTTGCCATGATACGTCCATTTTAAATTTGTTTTACCTTTGTAGCTTCTGATTCCTTTACTATTTATATCGCTTATCATTGCTTTTCTTACGCCCCAGCCTGTTGTATCCTCGAATACTTTGCCATTTCCTAAATAA